CCAGGAATTGCAGGAACTGGATTTGGTGGTATTGTAGATTTTACTGTAATAGTTTGACCAGCAGCAACTACCCAACTTTTTACAGCAAGTGTTCCTGGTTCTCTCCAAAACCATGTAATAGAAGAACCAGTTAATGTTGTAATATCATATGTGTACCAAGATGTAGGAATGATTGTAGCTGAACCAGTGATGAGTTTTGGTAAAGTGATTGAACATGTTTCAATGACATCACCAGCAGTCATATTTTTTTCACCAAGTTCTCCAGTGTAGCAATCTGTGTATTCATAGCTTCCACTAGCAGTAACTGTAATTTGATAACTTTTACACTCTGAAAGAAATGCGTTACTCTTTGTCAGTAAAAATGGATCTGGTTTCAGATCATTATATGGATAGTTTGGAAAATAGAAATCTGTTTCTTCTCTCTTATACTTACCTACGTTTCTTAAAATACCCTTTGCTACGATAGATTTATTTGTAGATCTATCACCACGGACAATTTTAAATCCAATAATATTATCCTTCTGATCTTGTGGAAGATCTGAAAGAACAATAAGTTGCTGCACTTGGCTAACATCTATTCTTACGCCAATTGGAAATACAGCATTATCAATCATTGCTGGATCAAATGGACCACTCACTGAATACGAACCACTCTCAAATACTGGACTTACATTAACATCAGGAAATTTATGATGCCTTATTGGTTGATTTGCAAGTTCTCCCCAAACTTCTTCATTACAAGGATACACCTCTTCAGATTCCCAATATGCAAATTCTCCATATTGGTAAGGACCTTTGTAACTAGAAGATGATGAATACTGTGGAGAATTTCCAGTGACACTTGCTGTGTTATATATTTTCCAATACGGGCTATATCCAATGCCTCCAGCATAGTAATCAGGCTCCCCTACAAAATCTGCATTTGTATTAGGTACATCTGGATGAGCTGTCTCATTAATGTTCTTAATTCTTCCAGGGATATGAAATCCATCTGTTTGGTTACCGTTTCTTAAAAGAAACACTATCTCAAATGCATACACCTCATCACGCAAATATCCCCTTAGGTTTGTTGCATTCAGTTCATCTGCATAATTTTCATTAGCAGGTATACGCCAACTTTCCCAGTTAAGGGTTATCTTATTTGCAATCTTTTGATAGTTAACTCTATCAATTGATGTAAGATTGTCCCAAACCAACACATCTTGTACAGCAGTGAGGTCTTGAGCAATATCATAATATGGAAACTTCTCAAATATATCATCAAGTGTGAGCCTAATTTGAGTTTGGTTCTGACCAGTGTAAGTGATGCTGTTTGTAGAACCGTCAATAAAATATGTACCAATCAACTCAACAGAAGTGATGGAATTTATTGTTTTAATGACAGCAACATTATAGTATTGAAAGTATCCAGTGGTGTCAATGTTTGTTATGTCTACCACTATAGACTTACCAACAGGATAGTTGTATTCAGGGGTGGTTATTTGAGGGTTTGCAATTGGTGTAGGGTTTGTTACAGAATAATATGATGTGTAGGCATCACCTGCAACATCACAGTATTGAATAGCAAATTGGTAAGCACCAGCTAAAAGATTACCTCCATTAATTACATCAACCACCTCAAGGTTTGGAATTTCAAAATTTGGCTGAATCTTTAACTTGTTACAGTCTACCTGAGGAGTTACAATATCATCACAAACACTTGTGCCAGGTTGGATTTGGTAGGGTAGATCATTGAGATTTATAAATCTTCTTGGATTCAACCCATCTGTCCAATATATTTCTGTTGAACAGTTTGTAATCTTGTGTACAGCTTTATGGATGGGATAATTTATATTGAAGTTGAGACAATTAGCATTAATTAGTGTTTTGTAAACACAATCATTATTGTCCATATATCCAATCTCAGAAGCACCTGTTGTTGGATTTGTTAAAAAGAATATGTGTTTGTTTTGTTCAACTATATGATGATTACCAATTATATGATAGTCTTGAGGAAAATTCAAGCACAATTCATTACCTGGCTCATTCTGATAGTTAACAGAATTAGCATCGAAGTTCTCCAATGCTGCGTTCAGAGCATACGTAAGCTGTCCCTTCTGAATCTGATTGACCGTTTGGTCCATGTTCAGTCCAGTGCGAGCAGCGTTATTCTCTTGGATGATATTAGTTGTTCCTTCTCCAGCCATATCTGTTCACTCTGTTTGGAAGTTCGTACATGTTAAACCTATTCAAATCCTGTTTTATTCTACGCTGTTTAGCATAGACATCTTGCTTTTTGACTTCTATATCTGCCATGATAAATGCTTCATCTGCAAGATTTTTATAATAGCCTAACTTTTGTTGAATTTGATTAAAGGTTTCATCATTAATTTGATTTGCCAGAGTTTCAAAAACTTTATATTTAATGAATGCTTCAATATATTCCCTGATACGGAAGTTATCTGGAATCATCTGATTTCCACCTGCATCATACTCCGTTGCATAGAAAATCAGATGAACTATACCGCTTCTGAAGTTCGTAACAAACTTATTGCCCCTGATATCAAATGAATCATATCCAGCAGCATTTGGTGTAAACTCGTTAATTGTTGGAGGTGCACTGTAAAACTCCCAGTTATCCATATAGTTAACATCACACTTACCTCTTGCTGAGATGTTTCCTGGTTTCAGCAGATATGACTTGGTGTAAGACCTAGCCACCTGATTATTTGTCTTGTACACAGCCTGAATCAATTCAGGCATGCACTCAGGACAACCTGTTGTACATTCAAGATTTGTACAAGGTTGACCATTAGAAACAACAGGACTCACCTGAATAGTTGTAATATCTGCCGCTTGAGAATAGAAAGAATTAGCTGTCTGATATGGATTTTGAGGAATCTCTGTGCACATCCAAGCTTCTCTTACAGCGTAAAAGTTATCTGGGAGTCTTGCCTCAAAGTCCTCTACGTACAAAGTTTCTTCACTAATTACGTATGTGGTTCTTCCTAACTTCCTAAGACATTTGTCCAGGTAAGTAGGAAACAATAGATCGTCTACAGCCCCTGTGTCGAAATAGCTTTTGAGCTCTTCCTTCACTGTGGAATAGACAACTTCAGGTGTTGTAAAATTATACTTGTAGTAGTATGACATTTATTTTATTTTTTCCATTCACGATAAATATGCTGATATTTCTCGTTGGTTTTTATGTAGTGAGACAGTAATCTAGAAGTTGTTCTTGTAGGCTTAAAGTACCACAAGTCTACATTTTTAAGTCTGGTGGTTTCTTTAAACCAAACCCATCCAAAGAAATAGCCTTCTGTGTGATAATTAAAGTTGTAAATCACTTTTCCTTTTGCTTTGGTCTTTTGCCAGTCAATAGGAAGGTTGACAAACTCTTTACCATCTACACCTTTAATCTTCCTTCTTTTCTTTTTGTTTATGGAAAACTCTCCAAAACCAAAAGGAAGTTTAGCCCTTTCTCCTGTCTCTAATATGTAATTCTTAAACGATTCGTTGAACAAATAAATGATATTCTTCCATTCATCAAACGATATTTTTATGGAAGGATTCTTTTTACAAAAGCTTATATAATTTTCTTTACTGGAACTCCTCCAGTCAATCTTCACTCTCATTATTGAGTATTTGTTGTGTTAGGAGCTTGTCCATCTACTCCTTCTGCAGTTTGATCAGTTTTAAGTCTAAAATACGTGTTCAACAGTTTTTGGGAAGTAAGTTCCAGTACCTGCTTTTCTAAGTATCCAGGTAAGGCATAAGGTTTATCAAGTGGATTTTTACACCACTCTTCATCAGTGTATTCTATTCCTCCACAATCACATTCAGGAAACATAATCTCATTAGGAACATCTGCTTCAAACAATGCAGATATTCTTACAGATTGAAGAAGAGGGTTTGTTACATACAGATAACCATTCATTATCCAAAAGTATGTTTCTCTTTTTATAACTGGAAGCTTGATAAGATTGACATACCTATTAACTGTAATTTCCTTAAACTTAGTACCTCTTCCACTCATTGCGTTTATAGAATACACACCCTGAATAATATATTGATAATTACCTTCAGCTATGCGAGGAAGTTTATATTTACTTCTTGCAACTGTACAGGGATCTACAAAATCACAACATTCTGAAATAGGCACCTCAACCATTTCCAAACAGGAAATAGTTGTAAACAAAGTATCAGTAGCCCAAAGCTTTCTGAGATTTGTTTCTCTCTTGATTAACAAAAGAGCATTATTCTTAACCTCAGACGCAATAGCTCTATCTGTGATAAGACTGTCCGTAGACAAAATCTTATGCATAGAGCGTACATCTGAAACAAGTTTTCTTAGTGTTGACATTATAAATACTGTTTGAATATATTTGTCATCCCATCGTGAAGGTCTATTAAGAATCCAGTTACCTCCCCACGCGCGCACGTGTACCCATTCTTTTCATCCCATCCACTTTTTGCATTAGAGAATGCAGGGATTTGGTAAAATTTAATTCCGTTAAAATCTTGACTCACTTCATGGTGTTTGTCACCAGTGAAGATGTAAAAAGCCTCATGCTTTGACCAACCATCTTTATATTCCATAGGGAATAGAGATGCAAGTTTTGCTGGCTTAATTACATCACCATGATTGAACATCATGGCAGATACACCATAACTAACGTACTTTCTATATCTGGGAGAACAATCAAATGTTAGTCTATCTGTATTTCTGAAATAGGTTTTCAACCAATTAATCATGTGCCACCCTACATATTCATCATGATTCCCTGCCACATAAATAACATCTACCTCATCAGCATAATTGAGAAGCAATGTAATCATTAATATCTCATGATTACAAATTGCTTGAAATGATTCATGATAACCATCAATGTTTTGCTGTGGTGTACCCTTGGTTGTAGTTCCAGTGAACTCACTATTAAACTCATCTGATCCTATGATGTATATCACCTTGCTCAGATTGTTTGACAAGGATGCCTGATTGAGAATGGTTTCCACTCTATATGCTGTTCTAGCAAATCTTTCATCCATGTTATTGTCTCCATTTACATCATGTTTGTTATAATGGGCATCTTGTTTATTAATTACAAGAGCACCATCAGACTTACCTGAATGCAGTTTTGGAGACATAATGTCCTGAGAAACAGGAGAATATGAATCTAAGAACTCAATAAATGAATCTTGAAACGCTTGTTCGTTTGATTTCTTTCCAAGCCAAGCTTTCACCTGCCAGTGAGGTTGTTCAGCATTTCCCCAATAGTTCTGTACGTATTTAGTTATCTCCCACTTAGATGTGTCAATCTTACACTTTTCAATCAGTTCCTCCAGGGAGCGAATCTCTTCTGGGGAGTTTATTACAATTTCTCCAGTTCCCCTGACTAAGTCCTCTTCAAACCTTATCACCGCATCTTCAAGCTCTCCTATGTAACTAGCAGTTTCTGCCTCATTTCTAATAACCTCAGATTCTCTGATTTCTCTAAGTAGACTATCTACTTCTCTCTCTGTAATTCCTAATTTATCTGCGTAAAACTTTTTACTTTTTTTCCAGTTAAGCATCTGTTGGAGCTTTTCCAGAAGATGTTGATTACCTACCATTAGGGGTGTAGTTTGGTTAAAATTGCAGTAAAGATAGGATTGTTTTTCAAATTCTCCAAATTTATTTAATTAACACGGTTATCTATTATAATTAACTTGATTAGAATTTAAACGAAAAAACCCCCAGTGTAGAAACACTAGGGGATGAATCCTGTAAAACCAACAAAACAGGATTTTAAGGACATGTAATAAGTGTAGTCACTGTACTATTTGAGTCTAGATAGAACACTTGAAAAGGAAAAATAGGATTTCCATCATAATATGTATAAATGTACCAACCAGAAGCAAATGGATAATATGTATCATATTGAGAAAGTTGGACACCATTAGCTATCAAAACTCCATTAGGTGTATAAAAATTACTATTATATACATCTCCTCCAAAAGCAGTGGTACATGCATCTACACTTGTAGCAAAAGGAGCATTACCTACATCTCCACCCAAAGCACCTGCTATCATAAACGGAGTAGCTGTTGTAGTAGTTGTGGTTGTAGAAGTGCTGGTTGTTGTGGTAGTTGGATTACATTCACTAACTAAACTACAAAAAGCAACTAGTAGTGAAGGATTGGTTTGAATTGTGTAAAGTAGGGTTTGTACCAGTGTTACTGGATCAAGTTCTTCATCTATTTTTTGTAAAACAGTGTTTAAATTATCACCTGTGTCCACACCCGTGTTTGGTAGATTGGCACCAGTGTAGGTTATATTTGCAGTATTCAATATCATTGAATTCAACCAACCGTTGTCACATTTCTTTGGAAATGTAAACTTCACAGGCGCACAAGGATTGCAGGGAGTACCTGGATAGCAAGCCATTTATTTAAATTTAAGGGATGTACATAATATAATAACAAGCAAGAACAGGCTGGATGTTGCTATGTGCCAATCCTCCACCAGTAGATCCAATACTTGCAGTGATTCCTGTTGTAGAGGTGCTTGTTTTACCAACTGTTGCAGCTAGTGTACTAGGATGTAGTGCATATGCTGGGTTGGTACCATCTGTACCAGCAGAAGCAATAGGTGTAGTGTTATTTGGTGGTGCAGAAGATGCGGTTGTTTCCAGACCAGCAATAAAATGTGAATGTCCAGCGTCAGTTATAGAAATAGTGTGACTATGAGATGGAATTTGTGTAGGTGCAAGAGTAATAACATTTGCACCACCAGTAGAATATAAAGCATAATTAGGATTATCTGGATTAGATGGGTCTACTGCAGGATTCATAGCACCTCCACCAACACCAGCAATTGCACCAACTGCCACCCTACCACGTTTATCTGGAGTTCCATTATTTCCATTACACAGATAGATTTTTTCCCAATCTCCTACACCTGCACCAGAAACATCAAAGTTTCCTACAACAGGACCATAGTATTCCACGACAGTGTAAGGAACCATCTTTGTGTAATACTTAGAACTAGATGTTGTTGTGCTTGCAATATATGCAGCAATCAAACTGTTTAGCTCAGAAAGTTTTACATAATTTGTATCTACATCTAAAGCAAGTGCTGCTAAAGCTACATCTACATCACAAAGTTTTGTAATGACAGCTTGGAGAATAGCATGTGTACCTGAACTAGCACTTACACCAGTGAGGCAATCTACATTGTAGTTTGCTTCAATTGTATCCACTCTACCATCCAATACATCAACTTGCTCTTGTAAGTCACAAGCTGCTTGAATCAGGGCAGATATGTAAGCATTGATATTGAGTTCTCCGCACTCTGGAAGATACTTACTAACTATGTTACAGAGAATAGATTGATCAATGGTAGGGATGATAGCTACACCAGAAAGAGCATTTGTTAGAAACTCTATCAAAGATGCTTCTACCAAAGATAGAGAATCACCGTTTTGAATACCTAAAGCAGGAACATCTAGTCCTGTATATTTGACGCACCTATCAGATACAATCTCAGCGCATCCGTTATAGCAATTTGAACAAGCCATTTTTTTTATTTATGGA